TTATGAAATAATAGCTATAAAAAACATCAAGCATCCATAAGCTAATTTAATAAAATAATATACTGATGTTTTTTCTTTAATAAGAGCTTTTAATCTATCTCTAAATGTTCCTTCTTTTTCATTCATAAACTTGTTATAGTATTTTAATATTCCAATAAAAGTAAAAAACACCATAGCACCTATTAAAAAAATTAATATTAATTTAAACATATTTACTCCTTATAATTTTTAATATACTGTTAAAGAATTATTAACTTCTACATTATCAAATCCGTCTTGATATATAAACTTTATATAACATGATGCAGATACATCGCTAAAATCTTTTTGAGATATATCTATATCTGTAGTTCCGCATAGATTTACAAAAGGATCATTGCTTATATTAAATACACTAAAAAATAAACTATCAATTATATAGCTTCTGTCACTAGATAAATTTTTATTAAAAAATGGTATTGCTGTTATTCCATTATATAAAGCATTTACTTGTATTTTAGGCAAATAAAAAAAACTTGCTAAATCTTTTGGAAATGTAACAAAAGATAAAGTATTGTTGTTTATCTTTTGAATAGGTAAACAAGTAAATAGTTCATAAACAGCTAAAATCATTTCCTGTTCGCTAATGTTTATATTTATTTCAGATATTTTTTTAATTTTATTGAATAATATCGACTTTGATGATGAACTTCCTTCATTTCCTAAACCATCAATTCTTTCTTTTAACTCATTTATACTAGAATGTAAATCTTTGATATTAGAAACAGGAGCTTCATTAGCCTGACCGCCTTTTAATTTTTCTACATTTGTTATTATTTGATTAATATCTTCAGCATATACAGTTTCTTCATTCTGCTGTGCAGATACTTCTTGATATTCTGTAGGTTTTTCAAGCATAATAAAACTCCTATTGTTTTTGTTATTTATTTTTATATAAGTAATAATTTGTGCCTACTTGTGCATTGTACCAAATCTGCCATTCTCCTATTTTTATAATACTTTCCTGATACCTCTTCATTAAATCCTGACGATTTGTTGCTGACTTTATAATAAATATTTCTGGCGGTGTAGAAAGCGGTACTTTGACATATTTTATTTTTGTACTGCATGAAGTTAATACTATTAAAATACTTATAAAAATTATTAGATATACTATTAAATGTTTCATATTCTGTCCTTGTCAGCTTTTCTTGGTCTATGCTTTTAATCATAGTATCAGAATTACTAAAACTATTTTGGAACTTTTCATTTTCTTTAATAAACAGTATCTCATTTTGAAGTGTTTGAGTTTGAAGCTCTAAACCTTTAATATTCTCCTGATATTGTGCAATCTCTTTTTCCTTTTGCCTTATAGTATTATTTTTATATGCTATAACTGAAAAGCATACAAAAACTACTAAAGCAATAATAACAGCAGCTATTATTCGCTTGCCTAACTTAGTTCTAAAAAAACTAAAAAACATTGTCGATGTAATCATTCTTACTCCTTTTATTCTTTATTATTATTTTTTTTATCATCATCATTATGATTATTGTTTTTTAATATCTTTAGAAAGCCTCTTAAATCGCTTCCCATACTGACACTGCTTAAACCTAAAACTATAATAAGCAATGCAACTCCCCAATCCTGAGCAGGAGTTAATCCTTTTATTACTATTAAATAAAATACAACAACCCATCCTAAAACAAAGCTGATTATGCTTGTATATATGCTTACTTTTTTATTGGCATTATGTTTGTCTATAAAACTCATTTATCTAACTCCATTATATTTTAAATTGTCGTGAAATATGCCTAGAAGAAACTTCTGCAAATATTCAAGATTTTCTAAAACTATTTCACTGTCTTTAATAGTTGTTTCAGTAAAGTTATTATAGATAAATACATCATAACTTTTTAATCTGTCAGCAGCAGGAATATTTTTAAGATTTTTCAAAAAATCCTTACGTTTCTCATATTGTGCTTTATGATTATTGTAAATTGATTTGTAAATATCTTTAACTTTGTCTAATATAATCATATAATAGAAGTTGCAGATATTTTCTAATGCCAATTTTTTTATACTTATAATATCGCTTTTAGATAAAGATGTATTATATATATCTATAATTTCTATTCTTTTTTCTTTTACATATTTTTCAAACTCGGACTTGTTTTTATTAAGTATATGATTATGTGCTATGTAGCTTATGATGTGACTTTGTACTTTTAATGTGCTTTGACTTATTATACTGCTGTATTCTTTATAAACTGTAAGCGATGTAATTTTATCATCATATTTAAACTTATTTTCATCTTTATTATCACCATTATAATAAGCTAATATTTCACTGTTATTTTTAGATTCTAATACAGCTAGTTCTTTTGGGGATTCAAAAGCATTAGATACTATTTTATTTTGATTCTCTATAGGTTTTTCTATATTAGCTTTATTATTTCCAAACTCTATAGTACCATCTTTAAGATTTGCTTTTAAGTTAGCTTGTTTATTATGCATAATAAGTTCTTTAACCCATTTCCCTATAATAAGTATTGTTGTACAAATACCTATTATAGATAAGGCAGTCAATATATCAGCCATTTGAACCCTCTAATATTTTTAATATTCTTTCAAATCTTTTCTGCCTATCCTCAAGTCCGTTGTATCCGCCGTTAATAAGTTTTGTAACTCCTTTAACATCGCCTTGAGAGGCTAAAATACCGCATCCTTTTTCCTGCCAAAATAATAAAGCAATCTCTACAGCATTATTAGACTCTTTTGCCAAATCTGGATTATTAACTAAATCAGCATTTATTTTTTTTCCGTAATTTCTATAATTATTTTTTCCAGTAAGCTGTATTATTCCTCTTCCTCTATATTTATAGCCTTCATCTTGGCCATTACCTAAACGTCCTCCGTAAACAAAATTAGCAATAGATTCAGCTCCCTGAAGACATAGTTTTTTAGCATTTTCTAAACTACCAACTCTTTTTTTGAAAACATCAAAAAGCCTTTGAGGAGTATATCTGAAGCTCTCTTCAAGCCTTTTATAATCATTACTTTCATGCGTAGTTTGTGCTAAAAACATAGCAGCTTCTTTTTTATCCGTAATATTGTATTTTTGAAAAGCATTATTTAATGGCATAAGCCATTTTATATTTATACCGATTTTATTTAATATATTTTCATTAAACATATATCACTCCTCTTTATTTTCTATATTGCTGTCGCTTTGCGTGCCTAAAAATCCCGCTATACTCCAGTATAGCGGCGGCTCATACTCGCTTATTATTTATCTTTCCTCTTTTTTTAATTCGTATACTTTTATATATTCAGTATTTGATTTCGGTTTTGCTATTTGAAGCGTCACTTCTCTTTGCTTTAATACTTTAATTTCTGTTTCTATATTCACTATAGCTTCGCTGTATTGATACGATGTATTCGCATGCATTGATATGTTATCTCCGTTATGCACAACTTTACCTTCATGTTCTTTTAATATTTTAAGAACACCATCTTTCATAGCCTCAATATTTTCGCTATTCTTTTTCTCATCATTTTTTAGCTTAATATATTTTTCTATTAATGATATTTCTTTTTTATTTAATTCTGTTATACTTTCCTTTGACATGTTTTATCCTTATATTGATATTCATACACTTATATAAAAAAATATAAGGATAATTCATTGCTTATATAAAAAATTATAAAATATATGGCATTATTTGTATCATTGATTCTTGAAGCTCTTTTTTTATATTATTCAGTTTTTGGGAAACATTACTCTGAGACATTTTTAATTCTTTTGCTATTTCTTTTTGTGTATATCCTTTTGACAGCAAAGAAAGCATTTTTCTTTGATCTTTTTTAAGTAATGCTATTATTATTCTTTTACTGTCTCTATCTTCTAGTTTTGAAAGGCCAAAAGTATATATAACATTTGATAGATCTATTTCAAATGCATTGAATGTAGCATCAGAATAAATATCATTATTATTTTTTTTATTTCTTATTATTTTTTTCATATCATCGCATAACTGTATGCATTTATCTCTATTACTGCATAAATTACAAGTTTTAGTATTTTTTTTCATTTTTTATCTCCATAAATTATTTATGTGCTCTGCAATTTTTATAGCATCATGAGTATTACAAATATTTGTAATATTTAATTCTTTTTTGGCTGAATCTATATCATGTTTCAATTCAATATATTCTGCATAATTATAGCTGTATGCTATATCTTCTACTGACATATTATCTATTGCAATAACTCCTAAACTTGTAATCATAATGCCTCCTAAAAATTATAATTGTCTTAGCTTAATTACATTATCAAATATATTGAGTTTGAGTATTTCACACTTGCAAGGCTTTATATAATAAGTGCCGTTTTCTCTTCTATATTCAAACTCTACTATATCAAATAACTTTAGAAAATCTAAAGTTTCATAATATTCAAATGTATAATACTCTTTTAATAAGTATCTGCTTTTCATTATTTCATTAGATAAACTGATAGTGTCTTCTTTTCTTTTTAGTAATGTTTCAAACTCCTCATGTGCATTTATTCTATGCCTTTTTTTAGCTTCCTCTTCAAAGTCAGTATTTTTGTATGTAGATTTTAATAGATCATATTTAATACTGCAGCTTGATAAATATTCACCTTCTTCTACCGTTTTATCAACTCTTCCCATGCAGTATTGTTTTATTTTATATTTAGCTTCATTACTGCGAAATCTTGTACTAATAAAATCTATTTTATTGTCATATATCTCTAATCTTCCTTGCTCTAAAAATGAAAGTTCTCCTATTAAATCAAGTGTAGTTTTTTTATTATCATTATCAAGCAAAATAGCTATTTCTCTTGAACGTTCTTCTTCAATCTGCCAATTTTCTATATTATAATTTTCTTTAATGTATGCTATGTTCTCATAATCTTCTAAAATCTCACGCATTAAAGTTAAAGATTTATAAGGAGGAATATCTATTTCTGCATATATTTCATATAAATTATCATTAGTATCTGTTATAGAATGTACTTGTTTATGTCCCCTAAAAATTAACTGACCTTTTTCTTTATCTAATGTCCATACTCTTTGGCTTCCTTTTCCATCATTATAGTCTTTGAACTCTGGAATAAATATTTCTAATTCTCCACTTATTACAGTTCCTTCACGTTCTATTATTTCATTTTCGCTTTCTGGTGTTTCTATAAAATATATATGCGGCTTCAATTTATTACCATCAAGTTTGTCATTTCTATTAACAATACTTTCTATAGCATGTCTTGATGTATCGCATATTTCAAAAACTACTTCTGGTATTAAATCAGGATTTAATATATCAGGAGTATAATATTTTATAGGTTTTAATTTTACTATAATGCCATGTCCAGCTGCTAAAGTTCTGCAGGTGTCAATAGTATCTTCCCCGCTTTGAACATTCTCTGGGAAGTTTTTTAAGTCTGAATATTCTTTTTCACTGAAAACATTTTTAGGAAGTTCAGTAGAAAAAGAAGCTCTTATATCCGATGCTGTTATTGTTACAGTTTCTAAAAAAGCATAGTCAGGCTTTTGAATAAAACCAGAGAATATAATTTTTGAATCAAAAAAATCGCTGCCGTCAAACACCTGCCTGACTAAAAATCTATTGCCGTATAAATTAATAAAATCATCAAAAAGTCCGTCATCATTTCTTAATGTAACAGACATCTCATTTGTTTGAATAGTATCAAATGCAAGCGAATCCCCTTCTATATCCGCTGTATCTATCTCCTCAACTCTAGGTTCTATGTATATATTATTTAATTCAGTAATTAGACTATTATTACTATCAAGCCATTCACGTGTGGAGAATAATCTTTTTATATTTATAATAATATTTTTCTTGCTGTAAGGAGTTTCAAAGTTATTAAAATGTATAGCTATATAATTTATTTTATTTTCTGTATATTGATAATAAGATTTATTTTGCTGATAAAGAGCTTCTAAAGAAAATACTTCTATATATCCTCTGTCATTGTCAACACTGATAGAACCTATATTAAATAAATTATATAATTCATTTTCTTCTATATTAAATAATTCATTAAAATAAGAATCTTTGTATAATGAATATATTTCATTAATACTTGCAACCCATACACCTCCAGAAGGTGCGAATATTAATCTAGTATCAGGACTAGAAATATCAAGTTCTATAATATTAGCAAAACTTTTAAGCATTCATATAACCTATTTCTGCATATATTCTATAACTGCTGAACCATTTTCTCCATTATTCATTCTTGTTGGATTACCATCCATATATCCGCTAACACCTCCAGCTCCTACAATAATTTTAATTTTATAAGAAACTCCTAACATATCTCTATTTATATCTACTATAGCAGCGGACCCAGAGCCGCCTCCTATAGAACCTTTGTTACCAATGTTATGGGCTATACCATCACCTCCGTTTCCGCCGCTTGCTAAACATTGGCTATTTAAAATACCGCCTCGACCAGGTGTCCCCTTATATCCATCTGAACCTTGATATAATTTACCTTGTCCGCTAGCTTGACCTGCTAATCCTGAACCTGTTGCTAATCCTGTCATTTTTCCGCAACCACCGCCGCCGCATGTTGTTATAGCTGCATCATTTATTAATACCTGAGAATTGCCTCCATTGGTAGCATTATGATACCCATTATCTCCTGTTTCTATTATGGTCATACCAGCACCACCACCGCCTGAAGTTATATGTACAGTTATGCTATTAACATCACTTGGAAAAGTAAACTCATGTGTACCAACGCCAAAGTTTACAGTTTTTCTTTTTAATGTTAATCCTTTCCTTTGAAAGTCATTAATATTCCAATATTTTTTCTCTACATAACCGCCTAAACTAGCATCATATTTCATTGACAATCTTAAATATTTCTCTATTATGATATTATTATCATTTTTTACATAAAATCCTCTATTTTCATAATCATAATTTGGAAAATCTTCATTTCCATTACTGCTTCCTGATGCTATTTCTACTGTCAAATAATCATTATTACTATCTTCATTATCCCTATGAATAACAAGTTTTATATATCTTAAATCTCTATTGCTATCAGTTATATTATCAATTAATTTTATAATTTGATTTGTTTCAAATAATCTTCCTTCAAACTCACAAATACTACCTGCTAAAATATCTGGAAGTTCTCTGTCTGTATCATTCCAATGATTTAATTTTATGCCGTCGAAGGCCGTGTGAAGCATACGCATTTTCTGCATAATAATATTCTGCAGTCTATAGCTGTTTAGTAAATTGCTTGGATTTTCTTCTGGTTCTTTAATTAACTTAAACATTAATACACCTCATTATTATACATATCAAAATAATTTATTATTGCTATGCTCAAACTCGGCTATAATCATAAAGCAAATAAATTTGCTTTATGCCTCGTTCTCGCTTTATTTTTAATAAACTTCATTATTATACATATCAAAATAATCTATTTCATAATATCCATTTTTGGTTATTACTAATGGAATATATTTGCTTATTCCTTCATTGTTGATCAAATAAAAACCGCCTAATTCTTCATTATAATAACAGTCTAAACTGTTTACTATTTGTGCATCTAGGTTTCTTCCGTTATTAATTAATTTTAATAGTATATATTTGCTGCTCTCATTATTTGTATTATCTTCCAATATAATATGATTTTTAGCTTCATATATTGAATAGCAAAACATACATATAGAACCTTTTCTTATAAATGGCATATTACTACTATTAGAAAAATCTATTTTTATTCCTTCAAATGCAGTATGCAGAAATCTTGTATGTTTTAATAATTCATTCTGTCTTTTATAGGCATTTTCAATAGTAATAGGTATGCAGGAAGGTTCATAAACGAGTTCAAACATATTATTTAATCTCCCTGAATGTTAATTCTGTATAATACTGATATAAATCATTTTTTGATTTTTTAAAATCTATTTTGTCATTAGTACATACATAGAGTCCAGATTTCATATAATATTTAGCTTTTGATATAGTATTATCTTTTACAATAGTTTTTGATTTAGCAGCGGTTGTTTTTTCTATTGTTTCTGTAATTATATTTGTTCTGCTTGCATATTTAGATAATCCGTATTTGCTTATATTATATCTTGCTGTTTCTATCTCCGAATTACCATTTTCTATAATCTCATCAGGACTTATTGTTTCTTCTATCCAAACTTGAAGAGCAAAAGGTTCAAAATTACTAATATCAAAAAAGTTTATTATTTTCTCTTTGTCATCATTAGTCAGATATGGAAAAGATACTTTCCAAGTATCATAGCTTTTAGCAGGAAGTTTTCTATGAAAATAATGACCTGTTAAAGAAAAATATTGATTATGAGTATAATTTATAGTATGCGTTTTGGTTTTATCATGCGGAGGAAAATCTACTCCTTCACCTAGTATTAAATATCCGCATTCAAGTATATTACCATCTTTATTTTCTTTGATAAAAGTTATTTTTACTTTTATAAACTCTACAGCAGCTATATTATGAATAGCCTGTTTATTTATAATATTAATATTATATATTAAAGTATTGTTTTTTATATCAATTATTTCTAATCTTATTTTATCAGCATTAGTATTAAATACAGCTATTTCATTTATAATGCCGTTTCCTGATAGTGTTAAACTTCCTTCAGTTTCACTTGCAAACTTTCCAACTTCAAGAGTTTGATAATTAAACATATTAGAAATAGGAAAAAAATCATCTTCACTAGAGAAAGTATATTCAAAATTATTAAAAATATTATCCCATAATAGCCTCATAATATTCCCCTTTGTGATACTACCTTGACTCCACGTTTGCTTAAATTAAGCATTGTGCTTGCAACTATCTTGCCGTCAAGCATTAAATAAACAGGCTGATTGAAACTTGTTTCTGACTGTGTATTTACTTCATATATTCCATCATTATTTTTTGAAGCTTCAAAAATCTGGCTTCCTATTTTTGAAAGTATTCTGTCTTCAAGAGGTATAACCGCTTCATCGCTTGCTCCCTCTCCGATTACAGCATTAATTCCTCCGTTTCTCCTCTCGACAAGTCCTCCTCTTGCCAAGTATTTAGGTTCTTGCGGTTTAGCTTGGGATAATGTTGACAAGTTAACAGATCCAGCTGCTATAATTCCAAGCAAAGTTGCATAAGCAACTAAGTTGGCAGGGAAAGGAACTGCCATTGCTGAAGCTAAAGCATTTATGCCTGCTTGTGCTATAGATGCTGTTGCCTGAGCCAAAGACATTTTCCAGCTTTCCATTTGAGAATTATATTCAAGCCTCATCTTTTCATTATTGTAGTTTTTTTCTACTTCCATTTGTTTGGCTTTGGCTTCTTCTTCTATTTGTATTTTAGCTAGTTCTTTTTGTTTTTCTTCAAGCTCAGCTTTTATTCTCTCTTGTTCATAAAGTCCTAGAGCAACTTTTTGCCTATTTTGTAATTGCTTTATTTCTTTTAATAAACTCTGCTTTTGAGAGTTTTCCATTATTCCTATAGCTTCAAGTCTTGCTTTTTTTTCTTCTTCTATCGCTTCTAATGCCGCTTCTTTTCTTTCCTCATTTTTTTCTATTTCAAACTCTATAGCCTGTATTTTCATTTCTTGTATAGAAGAATAAAAATCACTTGTATAGCCGATTGTGTCATTAAGCATTTGAAGCCAATTAGCACTAAAATAGCTTGCGAGGCTTTGAGTAGGAGTTTTCCAAAGCTCTCCGAACTTCTCTTTTAATATTTCTACTTGTTCAGTTGTAAGTTCTAATTCGTTTGTTATGCTCTCTATGCCGCTTCTTACTATTTCACTTTTCTGTCCTTGCTGTTCAGCTTCACTTACTTTCTCACCAAACTCCTCAGCAACTGCAACGCCTCTTTCATAAGCTGATATACTGTCTTCTATTTCTTTTACTAATTCTGAGAATCTATCAGTTTTTATGCTGTCTAATGCGTATCCATAATTATCACTTAAATACTTTATCTGATTAGTATTCAAGTTTAATACTGTGCTCATTTCTGTGAGTATAGCACCTACTTTATCTTTTTTAGCTTCAAGAGCTTCAGCATCACTGATTTCAGCTCCCATATTACGAAGGTTGCTGACTCTTCTGTTTTCTTCTGCCTCTGCTTTTTTTAGTAAAGCTAAATAATCTTCATAACTTTTTGTTTTATCTTTAGTAGATTTAGATAAATTATTATTCGCTTCTATCTCTTTATCTGTTATACTAATGCCGTCTATTGAAAGAGCTTTTCTTTCTCTAATATTTGTATTTAATTTAGTAATCTCAGTATTTAATGCCTCCTGCTTAGACTTCCATTTCTCTACTTCCTTTCTAGCTTCTTCTAATTTATCAGCAGGAACTGCTCCAGCACCATCTAATACATTTAAATCCTGATAGATTCCTTTCTCAAAATATTCTTTTGCCTTATTATACTCTTCAGTTACTTTTTTATAATTTTCTGTTGCTCTAGCTAGTTTTTCAGCTTCATCTGAAGTCATAAAATCTTCATCTTTAGCTTTTCTAGCATCTATGACGCTGTAAGCATCAAGCATTTTTGTTTTTAAGTTTGGAAATAAAGAAGTAAGTTCTTCTGTTAATTCATTTAATCTTTTTGTTTCCTCTGCATCAAGATTTTTTGCTTTTGCTAAATTATTATATTCTCTAAATAGTAAAGCTATATTATCAGCTTCTCTATTTAATCCCATTAAATCAGATGTATCTGCAGTAGAATTATCATAAAGTTCTTTTTTTAATCTTCTTATTTCTTGTCCTGTTTTATAAGCGTTTACTGCTAATGCTGCAAGACCTGCACTAACTGCTGTAACAATTCCAATAGGAGTAGCAACCATTACTGTATTTAATGCTTTCCAAGCTGTGCTTAATCCTTGAATAGAACTTGCTGATGTCTTTAATGTAGATACCGCATTTTTAAAATCTGATATAGTTTTCTTAGCTTCTGTTAATCCTTTTCCAAGTCCTACTATACCTTTTAATGCAGGACCGAAACCTGCTGCTAAAGAAACAAATCCTACACTTACAGCCTGCAAAGGTGCAGGCAAGTCGCTGAATGTTTTTATTAAAGATATAATAGTAAGAATCATTTTTTCAGCAATAGGAACTGCTTTATCTCTTATAACAGGAAGTAAATCTTCATTAACAACAGGAAGAAGGCTGTTTCCAAGCTCTATTACTAAAGCACTAAGTTCTGCTTTTATTTTTTCAAACTGTCTTGCTGGACCGTCATCTATTTTTTTGAATGCCTCAGCTGTAGCACCTGCTGAATTATTCATCTTATCCAAAGCATCTTTGAACTTACTAGCATTCTTTCCAGATAAAGCCAAAGCAGCATTTCCTGCCTCAACACTGCTGAACATACTAGAAATATCTTTGTTATTTTTAGCAGCGGCTTCGCTCATCATTTGAAGAGCTTCCTGAAGCGTACCGCCTTCTGCTATAAAGTCTTTGAAAGTTTTTCCTGTCAATTCTTCAAATGCAATAGAAGCAGCTGTACCTTCTTTATTAAGCTCAACTAGTGCCTGCCTAATCTGTGTTGTTGCAACAGATGTAGGAGTACCCTGTGCAGTCATTACAGCAATAGCAGCTCCTATATCTTCAAACTGAACCCCTAATGCTGAAGCGGTAGGAATGACATTAAATAAAGATTTTGATAACTGAGTGAAATCAGTTTTTCCTAGCTTTACAGTTTGAAACATTATGTCCGAAGCTCTATTAACATTAAGAACTTCTGTTCCATAAGCATTTGTAACTGAAGTAAGCCCATCCACTGAAGTTTCTAATTCAGCAACTCCTGCAATAGCCGCCTCTCCTGCAGTTTTTAAGAACTCAAATACATTTTCTCTAGGAACTCCTGCAGAAAGTGATTGATATAAAGCAGGTACTACTTCCTCTGGTACTTTTCCAATTTCTTTAGAAAAAGCCAAAGTTTCCTGCTTTAAAGATTCAAAACCTTCATTGCTTAATTTAGGAAGAAGTGTAAGAACCTCACGCATTCCATTATCAAAATCAGTAGCTTTTTTAGTTGCTAATGCAAAAGCTGTTGTTCCTGCCGCTATTGGAACAGTTAAACTTTTAGTAGCTAAAGAACCGAACTTATCAAAAGATTTTCCTATCTTATCAAAACCTCTTTCTAAGTCGGTTGTTTTATCTTTAAGTTTTCCGAATGCTTCAATAGCTTGGGAAGCATCTGCATATATACTAACATTTAAGCTGCTCATTTATTTAATTATCCGTTATTATTGTTTCTATTTCCCAAAGCCCTTGCTTTTCTCTTTTTATAGTTTTATTTCCCTGCTTTGTTTCCGTTACATTATTATCTGCCTTTGTTTCTTCTTCAACTTCGATTATGTAAGGTAAATTTAATGAAGCTGTATAATAGAGCAAAAGTCTTTGCAAACTCATCTCCATCATACAGTCTTCTGTCCAGCCATAACTATGAGCTAGATGTGCCAACAATTTTATTAGTTCTATTTTTATTAGTTTTCTTTTTTTTTATTTTTTGTATTAACCTCTTTTGTTTCTTTTGAATCGGTACCTGCATGAAGATAAGATTCAAATATCATATTCAGTAATTTTAATAATTGATCATAATTAAAATCTTCTAATATTTTTTCTCTATCTACATTTACATTTTGTCTTTCTATAATAGGAATTGCTATTTCATCAATCAATATTTCAGAATCAATACCCTCACCATTTCTCAATGCCTTAAAATAATTATTTACTTTAAGAGCCATTTTAAGAGGTAGATTATTAACATCAATTTTATAATCTCCAAGCGTTGCATAAACTGCTTTTTTATTACTAAACTCTTCTAAATCTGTAATTGCTATTTCCATAATTATTATTCAAACTTTCCCAAAAAAAAAAGATTATTGGGAAGCTTTACTTCCTCCTAATTTTTTATTAAGCTGCCACATTAATAACAATGTCTAATTGTTTATCTTCATTGCCTGCTTTCTTAGCTGTTATCTTCAATGTTACAGTTCCAGCAGCCTTACCTGTAATAGTGAATACTTTATCAGCATCATTGTATTCAACATCAATAAAGCCTTGTTCTTCTGGCTCTATTAAATATGTTATTTCATCAGCATTGCTTGTAAGATTTATTGTAGGTTTTTCTCCAACTCTTAAATCTAAACTTTCTTTGTTAGCTGATAAGGTGAGGGCTTCTACCACATTAATTGGTATGCTAAGTTCCATGTCTTCATTACCTGCTTTTTTAGCTATGACTTTTAATATACCATTACCTGCTTTTTTTCCTGTTACAGTAAATACTTTATCTGCATATTCAGCATCAAAATAATCCTGTCCATCTGGCTCTAATATTTTATCTATAGTATCAGCGTTACTTGTAAGATTTAAAGTAGGTTTTTCTCCAACCCTTAAATCTAAACTTTCCTTGTTAGCTGATAAGGTGAGGGCTTCTACCACATTAATTGGTATGCTTATTATTTTATCTTCACATCCAGCTTTTTTAGCTATAATTTTTAATACAGCCTTGCCTGCTTTTTTTCCTGTTATAGTAAATATCTTATCAGTGTCATTATATTCTGCATCAAAATAATCTTGCTCAGTAGGTTCTAAGCTATAATCTATAGTATCAGCATTGCTTGTAAGATTTACATTCGGTGCTTCACCAACTTTCAAATCTAAACTTTCCTTGTTTGCTTCTAAAGTAAGTTCATCTTTTATAACTTCATCTTCTTCATCATCGCTGACTGCTTGTTCATCTTCATAACATGCAAGCTGTTCTCCGCTTTTCTGACTGCCTGCTAAAGTTGCTGAAAAACTCAATTTTCCTATTAATACATCCTGTGCTTTATCTGAAGGGAAGCTAAACTCTAAACCGCCTGCTATTGAAGCCTGTGGTAAATATATTCTTAATTGTTTACCTTCAGCATTAGTATTAACTATCATTATGCATTTAGGTTTTATTTTAGAACTTTTTCCGCCTGTTGTCATACGAACCATTTTAGGCATTATTCTAGTATATGTTATAATTAAAGTATCTGTGCTAGGAGATATTTTACTATCTGTAATTTTTATTCCATTAGTTCCTATTTTTTCGTAGCTTGATTCTTCTATGAGAATATTTCCCATAGAGTTTTTCTTTTCTACTTTAGTTATTGTAACTTCGCTTCCATCTGCATTCTTAAATGGAACTTTTATTTCTTCACCTCTTTTATATGTATCTGATTCTACTATATACTCTTTTGTAACTTCTGTTTTACCATCATATTCGTCTATATTATCAATACCACCTCTTGCCATAGCATAGTTTTTAAAATTAATTTCTAAGCTATCAAGTGTTAATTCTATTTTATGTTCTGTTTGTAAAGTGGTTATAGTTCCTGCATTGTCGCTTTCTATATCCGCTGTAGACATAGTTTCTTTTAGAGCAATGCTGCGTGCCGCTCCTATGTCTATAAGGTTATCAAATCTATCTCCAATTAGAACCTTTGCACTTCCGTATCTTACTGTTCTTCTTGTTTGTACTTGTGTTTGAGTCATAAAGTCTCCTTATAATTAATATTTATATAATATATTTACTATGCTTACAGCTTGATAAAAATCTTCAGTATAATTATGTGTTTCATTTGAAACGCTGCATCCGCATATTTCTGTATCATCAATAATAGCTGTTAAATTGGTAAAATATTTGCCTATTGCTCTTTGTATATTCAATGCTTTATTCAAATCATTAGAATATACGGCTATTTGATAAACATTTCTGCCATATTCAAAATCATAATGCGGTGTACTGCTTATTAAAGAATAAACTATATATGTTTTATTGTTATCTATTTGAGAATCAGAAACGAAATCTAAATAAACTCCGTCTGCCTCTCCTTTTGTTATTTCTCTAAGTATTGTATATATAGCATTCTCAATCATTTCTTGTTGTTTGCCTTATCTATTGCTTGCTGTATTTTTTGTTTTATATATTCTTCTATAACATCCTTTTTACTTTCAAAAATAGGAATTAAAAGAGGCTGAGGAGGCTGAGAAACTGTCCCATATTCAGGGAAGCGTACATAATATCTATCTCCCTGTTTTTTATACCATTTTATTTTATTCTTAGATGGAACTCCGCCGCCTTTTTTTTCTAATGTTCCCACCTTTATAGCTACGGAAGTGTCGCTTCCTTTTGATGATTTTCTTTCTTTTACATCATAATATTTATCTTCACTCCAGCCTCTGCTTTTTGCCTCTGCATTAGCTTCTTTTGCTATTTCATTTCCTGCTTTCCTAGCCCCTGCTTTTATAGCCTTCTTAAAATCGCCTCCTAGTTCTTCTAAAGTTTTTCTAAATTCATCAAGTCCTTTTATACTTATAGAAGTTTTTCTGCTAACACCTGACATATTATTCGCTTTTATTATTTACCAATTTTTTTATTGTAAATATGCATTCTGTATTTTTATATGAAACATTCTCTCTATAAATCACTTCATAAATATCAGTTTCACGGTTTATTTTGGCCATCATTCCTTTAGTATCAAACTCTTTGAAATAATGAGTATGTACTTTTAAAGTTCTTTCTAAATCTTTTCTTTTACCTTGCTGTATATCTTTATATGTTATATCTTCAATTGAGCATTTTACTTTTCTTAATTCTTTTAATTGAGTTTTTCCTGTTCCGTTTCCATTATCTATATATTGACTGACATAAAAAGTTATAGTGTGTATAAGTTTGCCAACTTTCATAAAGTAATCTTTTTCCTTGCTATAGCCAATAATCTATGTACACCTTTCAAAGCTGTATCCTCACTTTGACTGGCTTCTCCTGTTTTGCTTTCAAAATAATGAGTAGCAAGTCCAAGAATTGCATACTTAACTTCAGCAGGGCAATCAATTCTTTTGTATTCTGTTTCATTAACTTTATTACAATAGCCGATTGCACTGTCTAAAGCCAATTGCAGTATATCATCATCATAGTCAATGCCTTCTAAGTTCAGAAACTTTTTGAACTCTGACAAAGTAACTACTCTGTCATCATCTTGCGACAGCATACCTTCGGTACCTGTTTCGACTACATTAGCAACATCAATGTCTATAGTGTTATCAATATCTTCAGTCTTGCTACTCATATATAAAAGCCTTAAGCTGCATACGCTTGATCATTTGGTAATAATCTTACAAAAGCCTCTTTTTTAATAGGTGCTCCATCTCCCCAATATCCTACTTGGAATCCTACTTGATTTGTTTTACTATATAGTTCATGCAGAACTTGAAGCTCCATAGATAAACTATCCATTATCCAATAATAATCTAAGTTTGCTAAGAATCCAAAATATTTTGTAGCTTCCAACTTATCTTCTATAAAGTCATTTTGTACAACAGGTATTCCAAGAAGAGTACTAGGCTGTCCTACCAAAAGACTTTCCTGCCAAATAGGGCGATCTTGTTTGTCTTTTAATTTTCTTAATGCTGCAACAGCTTTTCTATTAATCATCCATACAGCTCCGCTTTGGTATCCGCTTTTTAGTAGACTTACTGCATCTACTAATCCGTCATAAGTTATGGCAGCACTTGCAGTTCCAACCTTTATATCTCTATCAGTTGGAATAGCAGCTGCATTATCTGACGTCTGGGCGAATATACCCAAAGGTTTTTCTGTACCATTACCATACAAATAATTATATTCTAAAGTAGCAGATAATTTATATGTTATTCTCTCTTTTACAAAAGCCTGAATATCTATATTGCTTTGCATTATTAATCTTTTACTAAGTTTAACTAACTTAGTAAGTTGATTAGATTTCATCTCCCTTTTGCCGAAAGCCATAGCTTCATCTTCTTCAACTTCCGCTATTTCTGAAGTCCATGCTAGGTTATTTAAATCACTATCAAGTGTAGGTATTCCTATGCTTGAATACCCGTTCATAGCAGGAAGTATATGTGCTTTTTTTCTTATTTGTACTGCATTATCAAGGTCTTTTATAATGTCTTGTACTAGATATTGCGGGGCCACCGTGTACCCCCCTTTTTCCGCAACTCCTGCCTGAAGTGATTCTCTTATCTCCTTATTGTTCCCTGTTCTAAACCATCTAGTAACTTTAGCTCTTAATTCAGCTTCGTTATCATCAGAGGATGCATTATCTAAATTATCAGCTATATTTCTTTTATTCATAGAAGAATTAGTTTGAAGCGATAGAAGTCTGTCATATCTTTCTATCTCTTTGTTTCTATTTTCTACAACCTGCATTAAAGTCTCTATATCATTATCTAACTTTGATATATCATCTTTTTTAATTTCTCTCTCTTCTATACTCATAGAAGCATACGCATTTCTTTTTTGCATAAGTTCATCAATGCTTGTTAAAGATGAATTATTTTCATTTTTTAGTTTTTCTATTAAAGCTCTTAATTCTTCTGGTGTCATAATTTGATACTCCTTATTTATTTTTTATTTTTAGATATTGTATTTTTCGCTTATATTCCTTACTTCTATCTTCAAAGCCATCATTCTCTACAGGTATAGCTTTATCAGGAGGTTTTGGAATATATGCATCATTATTTTGATCTCTAACATTTGTTTCCGTATAAGCAGGAAATGTTACTAATGATATCTCATGCACAGTGATTTCGTTTATTTCACGAATTGGCATTCCATATTTTTTTAATGTTTCTTTGTTGTCAATCCAGTTTTCTCTTACTGCTTTAAAGCCGAAAGACATTTGCTTTATATCGCCTCTGTCTACGCTTTCTTTTAAATCCCTTGCCCAAGTAGTATTTGGTAAAGAAACTTCAAAATATAAACCCTTATCATCTTCTCTTAAAATCAATGTGCCAGCACTTTTTCTGCCAAGTACATATCTTGTGTCATGTCCCCAAAGACATACTTGATCGTTTTCTAATAATGATTTAGTAAAAGCACCTCTGTTTATACGCTCTCTAAATAAATTCCCATAAAGCGGCTCACTTAAAGAATTATATACAATAGCATAGCCTCTTAATTTAAGAGGTTCACCTTCGGTGTCTGTGCTTTTTTGGATATCAATATCTATACTTCTAATTTCATTATTATTCACTGGCATTTTTATCTTCCTCTTCTAATTTTTTATTTTTATCATTATTATTTATATTAAAGTTTTGATTGTCTTTAGTTTCTTCGTATACACTTTTTATTGGTCTTATTTGCTGAGAAACGAAATACTCATCTCCGTATTCATCTTCTACTTCATTAAGGTTTTCTTGGCTTCTCCATTCATCTCTAGTAAGAACACCATTATTGAATTTGATTTGATTTGCTTGCTGTCTTGTAAGAGTATCTCCTCTCAAAAGTCCATCCAAATTAAACTCTATATTATATTTTTTTCTTTCTAATCCGCTTAATAAATATCCGTTTAATGCTTTTTCTATACGAACGCACCACGGCCTTATGGTGTGCGTTACAAACTCTATACTTTGATGTTCTATATTATTATTTGTACTTCTGCTTAAATCGCCGATTAGATGAGGAGGTACACGGAACACTCGGCATATTTCTTCTACCGAAAATCTTCTGCTTTCTAAAAATTGAGCATCTGACAAGTTCATTGTTATAGGGTCTATTTTCATTCCTTCTTCAAGGACAACGATGCCTTTTTCCCAAGCTTCTCTGAAACTTTCTTTGAGATTTTGTTTAGCTTCTTTGCTTAATTGCTGCGGATGTGAAATTATAGGAACTTTTTTAACACCATTAGAAAAGAAATCTAATGCAAAATTATCTTGATAAAGTCCTGTAGTTATTTGCTTACGCATCATAGCTATCGGACTGTACCCTATTACTCCGTTCCATCCAAGCCCTGCTATATGCATAACTTGTAATGGAGATAAAGTGATTATTTTTCCGTCATCATAATATTCAAACATTTTATTTCCGTTTGAATCTCTATATACTTTAATTTTATTAGAATCTATTAAATAAAGTTCTGTTACTCTATTAAAATTGTCTCTTACTACTTCTACAAAACCATTGCCCTGCAAAAGTATTTGAGTTATTAGGCTTTCTATAAATGATACTGATGTGCATTCTGCATTAGGTGAGTCATGTAATAATCTATATAAGGAATGATCTTTAGCTTTTATTTTATTATTGCCATTTACTTTATATACAAAAAGAGGTAAGGTTGCTATTGTTTCAGCTATAACTCTCACACATGCAAATACTGTAGAGAAAGTTAAAGCTGTATTCGGATTGACTGCTGATAAAGTTTTATCATTTTGAATAGACAAAAAGTTATTACTGTCAATATGACTGAAATCAGGAAACAGCCACTTTTTTATATAATTCCTTATATTTTTTATAATAGGCATATATATATAAAAAAATATAAGGAAATATAAGTATTATTTAATTATATTATGCTATTTTTTCATTAATAATATCCTCTTGTTTATCTTGATATGCTTTACTTACTCTTTTTACTGCTGTATCAAAATATTCATCATCAAGCTCTATTCCTATAAACTTTCTATTAGTATTAATACATGCAACTCCTGTACTGCCTCCGCCCATAAATGGATCTAATATCGTATTATTTTCATCTGAAACTAATCTTACTAAACGCTCCATTAAAGCAATAGGCTTCTGAGTCGGATGCTGATATTGATACTGTTCTCTGTTACAACGCATAATAGATGTTTCTATTTTTCCTTTCTTTACCGTTTGAAATAGATAAAGACCGCTTTTATGACTTTTAAATTTTTTAACTATTAAATGATGTTCTCTTTTTTCTTCATAATTAAACTCTTTTATTCCTGTCTCTATATATTTAATAACATCATCTTTATATTTGCTGTTTAATGCACTCCTTAATCCTTTCCAAATATCTATTATTCTATCCAATTTATTTTTATTAATTTGATATTCCAAATAATCAACATGTGATTTTCTTAAATTAGCATTTCCAAAACTGCGAAAAGAAATATCTTCATGTATTCTTAAAAAATTATGTAAAAAATTAGATGCATTATTTTTTTCCCATACAGCAGTTTCTTTAAACTTAAAACCTAATTTGTCAAGCATTAAGTTCCATCTAAAAAATGCATCTCCTCTTCCAAAGAATGCTATCATAGAATTATTTTTTAATAATCTTTTCCATTCTCCAAATACTTTATCTTCATTAAAAGGTATATCTAGTTTATGCTTTAAATATAAATACGGAGGATCTGATATTACAGCATTTATAGAATTGCTTTCTAATTCTTCCATAACCTCTTCGCAATTCCCTTTTATTAAAGTACAGTTTCCAATAACAACTTTTCTAAACATAAAAGCTCCTGAATTATTTTTTTATTATAGTTATAAAATATTATATTACTTATTATTAATGTAGATTTTTAACTAAAATATACTGTTAGGAGTATGAATGCCTGATAAAGCTAAAAAAGCCACAAAAAACGCCAAAAATAAGCCAAAAAAAGCCGTTATAATACCAAATCCGCCAGAATATTTTAGTGGGTATTCTTTAAAAAAATGGGAGGAACTTGCTCCTATTTTTGATGAAAAAAATATGCTTGGAGAAGCTGATTTATCAGCATTTGAACTTTTATGCCTACATTATGGTGATGCTATGAATCTTTATAAAGCTATGATTAATGAAGGCGGTTCTATAGCAGGCTATTTAGCAGGTAAAAACTCTCAAACTATGGGTGAATATTTAGCATATCATAAAGCCATAACAGCATATACAAAAATGCTTACTGAGTTTGGTTTAACTCCTGCTTCCAAAAAGAAAGTTCCTACACCTGATACTATAGAAGAGGATGATCCGCTTGAAAAAATGATAAATGGTTAAATATGATGTATACTTATAAAGAATATATCAATAAAGTTATAAATAAAGAATTACCAGTCTGTCAAGCTGCTTTTTTATCTGTGAAAAGGCATTTGGACGATATAGAAAAATCAAAAAATAATGATTATCCTTTTTATTTTGATGATAACGAAGCTAAACGTCCTATTATGTTTATACAATCTTTAGTACATACAAAAGGAGAATGGGCAAATCATAATATTATATTAGAATCTTGGGAACAATTTATAATAGCAAGCATATTCGGATGGAGGAGAAAGGAAAATAATTTAAGAAGATTTAAAAAGGCTTATGTTCAGGTAAGTAGGAAAAATGGAAAAACAACTTTTGCATCTGGCATTGGTAATTATTGTTTTTTCTGCGACAGTCCTGCAGAGGCTGGAGTTGAAATATACTATATAGCTACTAAAAAAGATCAAGCGAAAATTGCTTGGAGTGAAAGCGAAAGGCAAATAAGAAAAGCAAAAGCTCTTAATAAAGAAGCGATTACATATAAACAAACTTCTACAATTACAAAGAAAAAAGATACTGCCTCAAAATCAAAACCATTAGGACAGGATAGCAATACTGAAGACGGATTAAATCCGCATTTAGTTATAGTAGATGAATACCATGCACATCCTGATAATGAATTATTAAATGTTCTTGAATCTGGAATGGGAGCTAGAAGGCAGCCTCTTATATTTATAATTACTACTGCTGGATTTGATAAATCTTCAGTATGTTTCTCTGAATATGAATATGCAAAAAAAATATTAGATGGTTCAAATACTAATGAAGAATATTTTACAATAATATATGAACCTGATGACATCAATGATATTTGGGTATTTATGTCTGAATATAAAGAAAAATTAAATAAAAATGAAGATATTTCAAAGCAGGAAAAATTAATAAATAAAATTATTTTTCAAGCTAATCCTAATATAAATGTTTCTGTAAAAGACAGTTACCTAAAATCTAGGCTTTTAGAAGGACTAGATAAACCTATTCAGAGAACTGATATACTTACAAAGAACTTGAATGTTTGGACACAGGCGAGTGAAGTTTGGATTTCTTCTGACAGGTGGCTTAAATCTTATTTACATCAAAATATAAATATAAATGAATTAAAAGGCAGAAAAGCCTGCATAGGTTTGGATTTAGCAACAACAAGAGATATAGCGGCCTATGTTTTATGTTTTGATTCTATTGATAATGGTCCATATATACTTCTGCCTCGCTTCTTTATGCCTAAAGAAAATATAAGGCAGCGTTCTAAAGAGGACAGAGTACCTTATGAATTATGGGCTTCTCAAGGTTTAATTACTTTAACAAATGGTGATATAATAGATTTTGATGTTATAGAATCTTCAATCTTAAATGATGCCAGAAATTTTGAAATTATAGAAATAGCTTATGACCCTTGGAAAGCTATTGAAGTAGTTACTCATCTAAAAAAAGAAGGTTTTAAGATGACTGAGATAAGACAATCTTTTGCAGTTGGTGGTTTATCTGAAGGAACTTCTTTATTTGAAAAAACTATAGATGAACGCAAACTTCTACATGGCGATAATGCGGTTCTTAATTGGATGATAAGCTGCTGTGAAGCTAGAACGGATGGAAGAGATAATTATCTGCCTACTAAGCCTGATAGAAGAAGATCATATAAAAGAATAGATGGTGTTGTAGCCTCTATTATGGCTCTTCATAGAGTGATTAAAAATCATTTTGAAGATACGAAAAGTATTTATGAAAGTGAAGGTGTATTTACCTTATAATCTGGATACTTTATATATACTGTTGCATTATATTCTATTATATCTGCATATAGATTATCATTATTTAATAATTTCATTATTTCTTTTGTAGTATCTTCATTATTGTTTTTTATTATTGTTAATTCTTTTTAAATTGCCAAATTGTTAAATTGGTTATTTTTATAATTTTTTATAAATAAATAATATAATTCAAAAAAGGAGATTTTAATGGATTCTAGAAATGGTATTACTATTAATTTTAATCAAGATATATATAGATGGATTGTAAAAATGGTTGAAAAAGCTAAGGCAGATCCTCTAAATTATTCTAATTCTACATTTGGAGGTTTTGTGCAGGCTTGTGTTGCAAAAGCTAAAAAAGAGTACGAGGAAAAAGAAAGCGAAATACAAAAATTAAATAAAAGAGTATTGGAATTAGAAAATAAAATTAAAGAATTAGAAAAATGATATTGATACCCCCTAATAAAAAAGTTATCGCCATGTATAAAAGACTCCCCACTCGTTGCACCACTTAAAAGCTTGTAGAGATTTTACCCACCCCCGCCAAGCAAATATAAATCACTTATAATTTTATTAAATAAAAAAATTAAAAAAAATTATTTTTTTTATGAAATTACTATTGACTTTTTGAATAATATCGAGTATAATCAAAATATAAACAACAATGGAGGTGATGCTATGTGAATATTATTGAACTGCTAACCGCAATTACTAATTTGTTGACAGCTATAATAATTGCGGTTACGACTTTTAAGAATAGGAAATAATTCTTAAAAGTGTCCAAACGGGGTGGGTTCACATTCCCGCTCCCTTTGGATATTATAAAATATATATATAAAGGAGTCAAGTATGTTAGAAAAAATTACTTGGGTAATATCCATAAGTGCTTTATGTATAAGCATATTTAATTTAATAATGGTGTTAACAGTATGGAAAAAAAAATAACAGAAAATAGAGGCGGTAAAAGAGAAGGTGCAGGACGTCCTTTTGTAGATAAAGAGAAAGGAAAAATGCATACACATGGTATTACTATGCATGATGATATCTGGAAAGATATAGTAAATGAAGCTAAAAAATTAGATTTATCAGCAAGTCAATATATAGTAATGCTGCACCAAAAAAACATGAAAAATTAAACCACTGCGTAAGCCTTTACGGCAGTATAATTAGTGTTGCGATAATTTATGTTGAAAAAATAATATTAAATCATAAACCATCTTTTTTTATATTAGAAAATGTAGAAAGGTTTGGTAAATCTAAATTAAAAAAAGATTTTACTAACAAAGTAGAAAGTTTATACAATATACAATATATTATAGTATCTCCAGATCAATTGGGTATACCACAACATAGACCTAGAATATTTATAATTGGTCAAAAAATAACTAATTCCATCATAAAAGATATCAATAAATTACAATACAAAAAAGTAAAGAAGAATTTTTATAAAATTAAATATCGTAATGTAAAGTACGTTGAAGAAAGCAAATTATCTATATTAAAGTTATGGCAAAATATTATTAATGAATTACCAAAAGATGAAAATATTTATAGTCCATTATGGAGTACAGAATATATGGCTACATATCCATTTATGGATAAAGCTACCATAAACTATTCAAGTTCAGAACTAAATAATTATAATGGAATATATGGTACTAGTTTGAAAGATTTAACAAAAAATGAACAAATAAATTTACTACCTAAATATGCTAGAACTAATTCTGAAAAATTTCCAAATTGGAAAATAAGATTTATAAAAAATAGTAGAGATTATTGTTTAAAAAATAATAATGTATTCTCTAAATATATAAATAAATTAAGTAAATTAAGTTTAAGTCATCAGAAATTAGAATGGAACATAAAAAATAATGATTCCAGAAATTTGCATGACTATATAATACAATTTAGACCATCAGGTATTAGAGTTAGTAAAAAAGATAGATTTCCATCTTTAGTATCTATTAATTTAACACAGATACCTATAGTCTCTAGTGATGGAAATAATTTTAGATACATAACTACAGAAGAAGCATTAGCATTACAATCTTTCCCAAATAATTTTATTTTACCAGAAGATTATTCGAAAGCATTTAAAGCATTAGGTAATGCTGTTAATGTGGATATAGTCTATCAGATAATGAAATATATAACTAAAAATTAAAATAAATTAATTATCATAATCAGCATTATTTATTTTTATAACTTCATCATTAAATTCTTTCAAACGTCCTATGCCAATAGTAGTTTCTAACTTTATTGGTCTATATTTAAATATAGTATTTCCAAATGTAAATTTGTATCCATTTTGTATTCTAAAACCTGTAAAATCAACATTAGAATCAAATATAACATCTTTAAATTTTGTGCAGTCATTACTTACAGTATATTCATTATCCCTTATATATACATTTTCAAATGATACATTTTTACAACATTTAACATTTTCAAATAAAATTTCACCTCTAAAAATACCAAAGAATACAACATCATCTTCAAATATAACATTTTTTAATACTAGGTTATTTATAAAGAGTCCAATACTAACTTTGTTTTTAAATTTAGTATTAGAAATAAGTATTTTTGAAATAATAGGAGTATTTTCTAAATTCTTTTTATCAAGTTTTTCTTTTATAGTATTTGATAAGGAAAATTCTTTATCAACTATCTCATATTCTGAATCTGGTATTGAATTAGAATATTTATCCCTATATATAATTACATTAGGTATTAATTCTATACACATAAATATCTCCTTTCCTCTTATATAGATATAATATACGATAACCTTTATTATCGAAACTAATAATTTATTAACCTTATTTCATTTGCATTTACATTTATTTATATATTATTAGTATATTAAACAATAAATGGATTTATCAAATTAGTTATTATATGAATATGCTGTATGTAAATTAAAAACAATTTCAGGTATAGAACTATTTGATATTTTTTTTGCTTTTTCCAAAAATTGTACGGACTCATTACGCTTTCCATTTTTTAATAAAATTAAACCTATATTATTTAATAGAAAGTAGTTATTAGATAAGTTATATACTAAATTAAAAAGCTCCATAAAGTTATCTTTATCAATATAAAATAAAATCATACCTAATCTAGCATAACTAGAAGCTTTTATTTCATTATCATCTTGATTCTGTTCTATAATATTTCTGTAGTATTCTTTAACATTATTCCTAATTTCTTCAGTTATAATATCTGTATGATTATATTTACATAGATACTCTGATGGTGGATAATCTTTAATACTATTATTACAGTATAAATGACTAAAAAAATAATCAGCAGCAACATCATAATTTTCATTTTTTAAATTTTCTAAAGCCTTATCATAGTAGTTCATTTTATAAACTCCTTTTATAATAATTAATATATAAATATTATAGTACATAGAATGATGTATTTAATATAAATATAGCTAAACAAACTTAATATTCTTACAATTTTCATAGTATTATTACATTAAATAAATGATATGAAAATTGTAGGAAGAATTATTGATTACTAAATTAAAATACATTTTTAGTTATTATCCATAATATTTGATATTGCTATTTTACGTACATATTGCCCAACACTTAAATTTTCTTTCTGAGCATAAGTATTAATAAGATTATACATTTCTTTGGTAAGCCTAAACATAACCCTTATATCAGCTTTCTCAGTACCTTGTATTTTTCTACCAGCTCCCTTTCTAGCTCCACCTCTTGGCATAAAGATATCCTTTTATTTGATATAATTATAGTATATAGTATTTATTTGAAAAAGTCCACTTTATTCAATAAAATATGTATGTATGAATAAGGTTGACATTATTTATGATATCTATTATTATATAAACGATTGTCAATTTTAGGAATTATGAATATGAATACTAGTTGTTTGGAATTATTTTTATTATATTATAAAGAGGATCAAAATATAAATCAAGATAATTTTTTTCACTATTTTGATATTTTGTATAATAAAGCATTAGAAGAAATAAAAAATAGATTAAATAATTTACCTATAAATAAAAAAGAATATAGTTTGGAACAGATATCAAAAGAAGTATTTAATCTAAATATTGATGGTGCTGAGAGATTGAATATGTATTATAAAGTTCAATTTGAAGCAATGATATATGTATTTAAAGATTATTATAAGATTATATCAAATAATTTTAGAGATTTAGAAAATTTTTATAATAATATAAAATTTCATGGAGCATTACAATATTATCTATATTTGTATGGAAATATTTTATGTATTTTGGGAGAATTTGAAATTAGAAATGGTATAAAACCTATTAGAGAATTTGTTATAAAAAATAGAGTAGATAGTTTTGAAGTTTTTAATAGTTCATTAAATTTAAAAAATGATAATATACCATTATCTCCTCTATTATCATTTAATAGTAGTGTATTTTTGATAAGACAATCAATAGAGTTAAAATTAAAAAACATGTTAGGTATAGATTATATTTTAGATATAGATAATAAGGAGTTAGTAAAAATTCCTGGTGATTCATTATTGGACTTTGTTTTTAATAATAAAAATATAGAAATTCCAGATACAATCCAAAAGGGAATTTTAAAAAAAATTCATGAATGGACACAGTTATTTATACATGGAGGATTTATTATCAATATTTGGCAGATACATATAGCTCATATAATATTAAAAGATTTATTTCAACCCAATTCTTATGAACATGATGATAAAAGGATATTTAGTATATATGGATCTGTAAAGATGAAAAAAAATTATTATGATAATCAATTAGATAAAGAAATTATAGATTATTTGAAGAAAACATATAAATACGTATCAAATAAGAATATAGAAATAATCAAATTAAAAAATCCAGAAGCTATAATATATTAATAAAAAATTAAATTATTTAATGTTTATCATTTTTTAATAAATAGAAATATATATCTTTTTTTGATAACAGTAATTATCGCAACTTAAATATTATTCTGCCTCCAAACTTTTTAAATATATTCCTGTTATAGCTATAGAGCTATGATTTAATGCCTGTCTAATAAGTTCTATATCTTTGGTTTGTTTGTATAGGGTAACAGCGAAATAATGCCTTATATCATGTATAGAGTAGGCGGCTTTTATTTTACCTTGATTATATAAACGCTTTGAACTTCTATAAAATATGTTCCTTATTACTTCAGAGCTTTTATTTTTGAAAGGATTATTAAAAGAAAGATTATTCTGTTTTAATAATTTAATAACTTTGTCAGTAACTTTCCAGCTTATTTCTTTGCCTTTTGAATATGAATAATATTTGTTATTTCTTATTTCTAGTTTAGGTAAAGCACCAACACGCACACCGCATTCCATTATAAAAATGATGGCCACTTTTATAAGAGGATTTGATATATCTTTAATTATTAATTCAATTTCTTTTTTAGTTGGTACTTCCAAACGTTTCTTATTTTTTACAGGCGGACGAGTTTTTGTCCCTCGAAAAGGATTTTTCATAAACGGATACCTTCTTTCTAAAAAAGAAAAGAAAGATGAACAGGAAGAAACTAATGCACGTACACTTAAATTAGAAAGCTCACTAGAATTAACTTCTGTTATAAAATCATCAGCTTCTCTTGCTTTAATAAATAAAATATTTTTGTTATTAATTTTGCAGTATTCCTCTAGTTTATTAAGTCCATTTTTATACTGTCTTTTTGTGTGATTGCTTTTTGTTTTTGAACACTGCTTAAAAAAGTTTTCTTTCTCTGTTTCATAATCTATCTGTTTAATAAGCTGCTCTTCTTTCATATAGTCAAGTATATTTAAGTAGTTAGCTTGTTTGTAAAGAAGTTCTGCTTGCTCTTGGCTTATTATATTATTATTTTGTAATATTAATTCTTTATATTTTTTAGAAGCCATGTTTATACCTTTTTATAAATTAAAGACTTATTTTTAGTCTTCATTTATATAAAAAGAATATAAACTTTTATAACTCCTAATTTAATTTTATTACTATATCACAAAGTAAAGCAACAATATTTGATAAAAAGAAACAAAGTAAATAGAACGCCTTAGCAATGTCATTTTTAGATGTTATACTAATAAAAATACATATAACACTGAATATTCCAAAACATATAGAGCCGATTTGATAAACCATCATTTTATAACCTTATTCAATATATTTTCTACTGCCTGCATATAAAACTCTAAACTATGATTACACTCTAATCTTTCATTATTAATAGTTACAAACAGTTCATTTTTATTTTTTAGTTTTTTATAACTAACATTAATATTTTTATATTTATATTTTAATACTCCTAAAATATCATTCATTCTTCTGAACTCATCATTTACATCATTATAATTAATAATAACTTTAATCATCTGTTTTTATCTCTTTAATGTATTTATTGACAAGTCTGTATCCTAAGCATTGTAAAATCTTTATATAATGTAAAACTTCATTTAAATAATTACTTGAATATAATTTTTTACTGCTTCTACTATATAAAATAAATCTTTTTGTTTTCTTTTCATATATCAAAAAAAAATCTCTGCTTCTACCATTAGCATAAAAGTTTTTTATAGTAAAATAAAAAGATACAGACTGTTTTTTTATATTATCCATCACAACTATATCTTTTTCATAAGTAAAAAATAATCTAGTGAATATTTTTGATATTATTCTTTTTTCTTTATTATTCTTAATCATTTTCCTCTTCAAAATCAATAGTTATTGGAATACCTCTGAGTAATGCTTTACTTAGGCATTTTCTGCATATATTTTTTATAACTTTTCTATATTTAGTTCTGCATTTTTTATCTTTAACTCTTATTGTTATTTTACATGAAATTAAAGCATTATCATATTGTTTTTTATTTAATCCGCATATACAGCAAATCATTTTATACCTCTATTATTTTTGATTCTTGAATATTTTTTATTCCTTTCATTCTTTTTTATATATGTTGTTTTCATTACTATTATTAAGTTCTTCTATAATTAAATGTATTTTTTCCCTGTCTTCTTCAGATTGTTTAAACTCCCATGAATAAGGCTCTTCTAAATCGATAAGTTTAATAAAATGCTTTTTAATAATCAAAAAGCATTTTATTGCCTTCGCTATCCACTTTATCACCGTCTGCATCATAGTCCCATCTGTTTATATTATCAGCATCTACACTTAATGGATCTTCTTCATCCTCTTCATCTATTCTATCATTTGAATCATCTTCACCGAAAGATATTATTCCATTATCTTCTTCTAATGTTTCTTCAAAAGATTTATTTTTTCTTTTATCAATTTCTTTTTGTATATCTTCTCTGTAATGATCAAGCATTGTTACTTTTTTTAATTCTTCCAATTCTTCAATAGTAAGTTCTGATAGCCTTCTTCCTTGTGTTATTTTATTTTCAAGTTCACGGCTACGATTAAACTTTCTGCCGTGTAAAATATGTTTTGCTGTTTCTGTAGTATTATAGAAATCAGATAATTCTTTATCTAATGAAATTATTTTTTCAAGTTCTTCGTCTGTAAGTTCATTATATGCTCTGCCGTTTGTTATAGCTTTTATTTTATTTTCAAGTTCTATTTTTTTTGATGTCTCATTATTTTCTGATTTAGTCATACTTAAATCAAAAATACCTCTTCTGTTTAATTCATTTTTTATATAATCTTTATATCCTTGCTCTAGCTCATCATTATTGTACAACTCAATTAATCTATCATTTGTATATAAATTTAAATATACACCTTTACTAGAGCCATCTAGAGGATTTCTTGAATAGTCTTGGGAATAAGATTTGTTATCTAAACGTTTTTGAATTTCTTCTTCTATGTATTTTTCATCAAGAAGTGTAGTTTCTTTTAATTTCTCCAAATCCTCCATTGTGAATGTTTCAAGCATTTTATTTAAAATAGGTTGTGCTGTTTCAGTATATTTATCCATAGATAACTTTTCTTTCATAACAACAATCTCTTTTTCCATTAATGCTATGTATTCTAATTCATAATAAGTAAGTTCTGATAAATCTCTTCTTTTTTTTATTTTTTCTATACTATCAAGTAAACTATCAATATTTTCCCTATAAATTTTTTCCCTAATAGAGTTAACATCTAAATTATTTATATTACTATTTTTTGATATAAATCTCTGTATAGCATTCATAACAGCATTAGCTTCTTCTTTATTATCGGACGTAAATGTTATCCCAAAACGCCCTTTATTTTCTATAAAGTTTACCTCTCTCATTCTTTATTTCCTCTTTTATTTTCTAATTCTCTTTTTTTAATTATTGCTTTATCTATCATAATTAAAAATACACTTGCTGGTATATTTTCTTTTTTACTTACAAAGTCTATAAACTCAGATAATAAATATATAATATCTTCACCATTTATATTTTTTATATCAATTAATACTTTTCCTTCTGATGCATCTTTTTCCAAATGTATATATTCTTTATTATCTGTTTCCATAACTAACCTCATCAATAATCTTTCTTTTTATTTCCAAAAGCTCCGTCTTCTTTTGCTGTTTTTCTGCTATGACATCTTCTGCATAGAGCCTGCAAGTTGCTTTTATCATAAAACAAAGGATCATCTTCGCTTTCTACTCTTTTTATATGATCCACATGTTCAGCAAAGTTATGGCACTCAGCAAAGTTTTTACAAAGCGGATTTTTATTTAAAAAACTTTCTCTCAATGCTCGCCATTTTTTACTTTGATATCTTTTATATGCTTTTTCATTACTTCGCATTATAAACACTCTTCACTTTTGAACATCTTATTTACAAGTTATCAGCATTGTTAACAGCTTATAAACATAGCATTATTCATTATTAGCTATCTCATCTTCTATATCAGTTAACACTGATTCAAACTCTTCATAGCAGTACGGAGTCTGTCCATCTATACATATTTTAAATGCTCCATCTTCTAAATCTATATAGCAGTTACATAAATCGTTATTAATTTCTAATCTGTTTCTTTTAATCTCCATATCATCTTTTAATACAGGATATTGTTCAGCTATTTTATTTGATACAGCTTCTAAAATAGCTATTTTTGTACAAACATAATGTTCACGCAATTTTTTTAAAAATATCAT